ACTATGCGGCGGGCAGCATCCGCGTCATCGTCAATGTGGCGGTGCTGACCGAGGGCTGGGACCACCCGCCAACCTCCTGCGTCGTGCTGCTGCGCCCCAGTTCCTACAAGTCCACCATGATCCAGATGGTTGGGCGCGGCCTGCGCATCGTGGATCCGGAAGAACATCCCGGCATCGTGAAAACCGACTGCGTGGTGCTGGACTTCGGCACCTCCAGCCTGATCCACGGCACCTTGGAACAGGATGTCGATCTGGACGGCAAGACCGAGGTTGGCGATGCGCCGACCAAGACCTGCCCCGGCTGCGGCGCTGAAATCCCGCTGGCCGCAATCGAATGCCCGCTCTGTGGCGAGGTTTTCCCGCGGGAAGATGAAGACGGCGGTGAAGGCGGTGGCACCGCCCGGCTGTCGGGTTTCATCATGACAGAGATCGACCTGCTGAAGCGGTCCAGCTTCGCCTGGGTCGATCTCTTCAACACCGACGATGCGATGATGGCCACCGGCTTCACGGCCTGGGGCGGCATCTTTTGGCTGGATGGGGTCTGGTATGCCGTGGGTGGTGGCAAGAATGAGCGCCCGCACCTGCTGGGTGTTGGCGAACGCACTGTCTGCCTCGCGCAGGCCGATGACTGGCTGAACACCCATGAAACCGACGAAAGCGCCTTCAAGACCCGTTCCTGGTTGCGCCAGCCGCCGACCGAAAAGCAGCTGCAATACCTGCCGCCCGAGTGCCGCCATGACTTCGGCCTGACGCGCTACCGCGCCTCGGCGCTGATGACCTTCGGCTTCAACAAGCGCGCCATCCGCCAGTTGATCGACAGCGCGGCCAGCCCCGAACGGAGGGCGGCATGACCCATGACCTCGATCACCCCCATCACGGCCGAGGACCGGTGGCGGCTTTGGCATCCGCGTGGAACGCTCTGTGCTGTCTGCCGGCAACCCAGCCGTGGCTTTGGCTGGTTCGATCCGCACCGTTCGAAGCGGCCCCGGTCATCGGTCTGGTTCTGCTCGATGTCCTGCCAAGGCTTCTGGACGCGTTTGGCGCGGGAGCGTGTGGCCATGGTTGACCTGACCGAGGAAGAACGCGCCGCCATCGCCGCCACCATGAAGCGCGTGGCGCTGCTGATGGATGAGATCGGCTGGGCCACCCCGCTGGCCGGTCTGACCGAGGCGCAGGTGCGCGCCCTGATCGAGGAATCCGTCGAGGGCTTCCGCGAGGCCATGTCCGACATCGCGAAAGCCAATCCGCCGGAGGTGCCGTTTTGACACTGGATTTCAATCACCGCCCCAGTTTCGCCGACCAGGTCAATGCCGCCGTCGATCAGGCTCTGACCGCCGATCAGACGACACGCACGCCCCGCGACTATCTTGGCGGGTCACGCCTTGGCCACTCCTGCGAGCGCGCCCTGCAGTTCGAATTCACGGCCACGCCGAAGGACGAGGGCCAGGACTTCAGCGGCCAGTCGCTCCGCATCTTCGCCATCGGCCATGCGCTGGAGGATCTGGCTGTCGCCTGGCTGCGCGGAGCGGGGTTTGACCTCTACACCCGCAAGGGCAACCGGCCCGATGGCGGCCAGTTCGGCTTTTCGGTCGCGGGCGGGCGTATTCGAGGCCATGTCGACGGTATCATCGCCGCTGGGCCTGAAGGCTTCGATCTCGCCGTTCCCGCGCTCTGGGAATGCAAGACCATGAACGCCAAGAACTGGCGGGCCTGCGTCAAAGACGGCGTGACGAAATCCAAACCCGTCTATGCCGCGCAAATCGCCGTTTATCAGGCCTACATGGAAGCCAGAGTGCCCGGAATCAGCGCCGCGCCCGCCTTGTTCACGGCCATCAACAAAGACACGGCTGAGATGCACCACGAGCAGGTGCCCTTCGATGCCGATCTCGCGCAGCGCATGTCGGATCGCGGGGTGCGCATCCTGCAAGCCACGGATGCGGGCGAGTTGCTCCCGCGCATTGCCGCCAGCCCCGATTTCTTCGAATGCCGCTTCTGCCCATGGGCCGCGCGCTGCTGGAGGCAAGAGAGGTGAGCGACGACAGCATCCTGCACTTCAACCCGTGGATGGATTTCAACGATGGGCCACCGGCCGAAAACCCCTTTGGCTGCGATCCTGACCCTGACCAGATCGCTATCTTCCTCGACACCGTATTCAGTTGGTGCGAAGGGCTGATCCCCCTGCGCGGCTTTGTCGACAAGGGTCAGGGCCGGGACGGCAAGCCCCACAACATCTGGATCGCGGCCGATGTCACCGCCCGTGAAAAGCTCGCGACCTTCGCCGCATGGGCGAACCGCGAGGGTGCGGCGGTCTATGTCATCCCCGGCACAGTCGCCGAACAGGGTCAGGCCCGCGCTTCAGATGTGCTGCAGATGCAGGCATTGGTCGTCGATCTCGACGCGGGCGACATCCCGGCCAAGCTGAACCACATCGTCAGCCACCTTGGGACGCCCACCCTGATCGTGGAAAGCGGCGGTCGCACGCCCGAGGGCGCGGCCAAGCTGCATGTCTGGTGGAAACTGACCGAACCGGCCGTGGGCGAGGATCTGGCCACCCTGTGCCGCCTGCGGGGCGATATCGCGGTGAAGGTAGGCGGCGACACCCATTTCCGCTCGGCGCACCAGCCGATCCGTGTGGCCGGGACCGTCTATCACAAGCACGGCCATCAGCGGTTGGTGCAAATCAGCGACCACAACCCGGTCGAGGTCGATCTGGCAGATTTCGCGGAACGGGTGTCCGACATGTCACCGATGCCCGGCGTTGGCATGGCCAGCACGCCACTGTCCGCCGCCAAGCCGAGCGTCGACGCCATCCTGACCACCCCGGTGCGCGAGGGCGCAGTGGATGACTGGTCGCGGTTTCAGGGGGCGAGCGCCGCCATCGGCCATTACATCCGCCTGGTGCACGACGGCCGCATTGACCCTGCCGAAGGCTGGGAAGCGATCTGCGGCTACAACGCTGCCATGCTGCGCCCCGAATGGGCGCTTGATCGGCTGCAGGCCGAGGCAGAACGGCTATGGGCCCTGCATGTGAAGCGCAACGGCCCGCCGCTCATTCGCGCGGCACGCATCAACACCCCCGCCAGCCCGCTGCCAACCTTCAGCCTTGGCGAACTGCTCGATGATCGCAGCCCGATGCCGGATGACATCATCGCGCCGAGGGTGTTGACGCCAGGCGGGCTGTTGGTGCTGGGCGGCGCGCCGAAGGTCGGCAAGAGCGATTTCCTGATCTCGTGGCTTGTCCACATGGCGGCAGGCGTGTCGTTCCTCGGCTTCACACCACCCCGGCCGCTGCGGGTGTTCTATCTGCAGGTGGAGATCCAGTATCACTACCTGCGCGAACGGATGCAGCAGATCAGCCTGCCGCCCGGGGTGATCGCCGCCGCACGTGACACCTTCATCGCCACGCCAAAGCTGAAGCTGCTGCTGGACGCCGACGGCGTCTCCCGCATCGCCGAGGCCATCCGGGCCGCATTCCCCGACACGCCGCCCGACATCATCGTCATCGATCCGATCCGCAACCTGTTCGATGGCGGCCCCGAAGGCGGCGGCGAAAACGACAACACCGCCATGATGTTCTTCCTGAAGGACCGGGTCGAGGTGCTGCGCGAAGCGGTCAATCCGGACGCGGGCGTCATCCTCGCCCACCACACCCGCAAGGCCGCCAAACATCAGGTCAAGGACGATCCCTTCCTTGCCCTCTCTGGCGCCAGCGCGCTGCGCGGCTTCTACACCTCGGGGCTGCTCATGCACCGGCCCGACGAGGACAGCACCCAGCGCCGCCTCGAAATCGAGTTGCGCAATGGCCCCGCGCTGCCGGGCAAGCTGATCGACAAAGTGGCGGGTCGCTGGGTCGAACTGAACCCGATGAACGAGCGGCTGGTGCGCAAGGAGGTCGGGGCCAGGTTCGACGCCGAACGGCTGCGCAAGCACGATGTCATCCTCGGCATGTTGCTAGATGAGGCGGCGGGCGAGCGCCTCTACACCGCCATGCAGTTTGCCGAGACCTTCGAGAACCGGGGTGGTCTGGGCAGCAAGCATACGATCCGCGAACGCCTCTCCGTGCTTGCCACCAAGGGCTTCGTGAAGTTCCTGCGGGATCCTTCCGGGTTCGGTTTTCCCGTCACCCGCTCCCGGTTCGGCTACCTCTGCGTGGAAGGCATGCAGTTCGGCGCAACCGTCGAGGAGGTCGATCCGACCACCGGCGAGGTCACCACGACCGCCCGTCCGGTCCTTCCCAGCCACTTCAAATGCCCCCAGTCCGGGCTCAGCCTTCAGGTCGAAAATCCGGCTGTCTGGGTCTACCAGGATGGGCCGGAAGACGACCTAACTCATATGAGTGAGGCCTGACTCATATGACAGCGCCAACTGTGCAATCAATGAAATCAACGGGTTACGCGCAAATAAGAGTTAGGTCCCTTACTCATGCCCGAAGACTTCATGAAGTCTTATTCCCCAACAAAATCAACGTGTTGGATCGGCTCGAACAGTTAGGTGCTGAACCTCCATACTACGTATGGGATGGCCCCACCCTCGGGTGGGCCACTCATCCCATGCGTAAGGGCCTGGCGCGCGGGCCGCCCTGACAGGTCTCCCCCATCCCCCGATCCGACGACGGCGGCCCGTACCGCCAAGCACATGACCGCCGTCGTCTTCCACCAGGACCAGCCCCCCAAAGACAGGAGAGCCATCATGGCTGCGACGACTTTGATCCCCAAATTCGACTGCGCAAGGTTTGAATTGCTGCCCGTCACCAGTTCAAGCCAGCGCTGCATCCTCGCCCTCGATCTGGGCACCACAACAGGCTGGGCCCTGCGCGGCCACGATGGTCTGATTACCAGCGGCACCGCCAGTTTCCGCCCCGGTCGCTTTGACGGCGGCGGCATGCGATACCTCCGCTTCACAAACTGGCTGGGCGAGTTGGACCGGCTGTCCGGTCCCATCGCAGCGATCTGGTTCGAAGAGGTCCGCCGCCATGTCGCGACCGATGCGGCCCATGTCTACGGCGGGCTGATGGCCACGTTGACCGCTTGGGCCGAACTGCGGGGCGTGCCCTACGAAGGCGTTCCGGTCGGTACGATCAAGCGCCACGCCACCGGCAAGGGCAATGCCGACAAGGACGCGATGATCGCCGCCGCCCGTGCCCTTGGTTTCAGCCCCGCCGACGACAACGAAGCCGATGCCATCGCGCTTCTGCTCTGGGCCATCGCAACGAATGGGGGTGTCGCATGAGGTGGCATCCACACGGCTATGGCGGCCAGCGTCGCGACCCCGATCAGGTCAAGCGCGAGGGCTGGCACGACCAGGGCGTGCTGGCGGTATCGGCCGACGATCAGCGGCTGACCTGGCCCGAACGCGAACTGGTGCGCCAGCTTGGCGAGAAGCTTTACGGGCGTCGCCCGATGGGAAAGGAGGTTCGCCATGGCTGACCGCATCTGGACGGCCGATTGCGTGGCCGATCATTTCGAGGAGGCGTTCCGCACGCTGCGCAAGCTGCCACCGATAAAGGCGCAGGGGTTCTTCAACGCCTGGCCGCAGATCGTTCGCACCAGCCGCGAGATCGCCGAGATGGAGCCCGAGCCCATGCGGGTCTGGCCATCGGCCGCAGCCATCACCCGGCTGGAGCAGACCTCGGACTGGGTGCTTTGGATCGAGGAGGCCGAGCGCAAGCTCGTCTGGTCGCGCGCGGCCCGCATCCCATGGAAGCAGATCAGCGGCGAGATGGGCTGCGACCGGACGACGGCATGGCGACGCTGGCAGCTGGCGCTGACCAAGATCGCGGCGCGACTGAATGCGTGAGCGACTCCAATGTGTT